AGTAGAATTATCATCAATGCGCTCAAAGATATGGATGTATACGAACGCCCGATTCATTGCAGCGATATAAAACGGGAGATAATGTACATCAAGGATAATGATATTTGGGAGAAAGATGACGAGAGAAAGTATCAAATGAAACGCGTGTTGAAACTTATATCTCACAAGAACGTAAAACGATTGCTGGATTGGAGGGAAGCGCATCCCGGATGGCTCGTCTATGATAGCAAAGAGGAAGCCGAGTGTTTGCGCATCACAAATGAAAGCATGGGCGGTGCTTCAGATGAGGAGAATGAGAGACTATACAAGAAAATGATTCGCAGAATAGCGAATGAAACACTGATTGATAAGAAGTTAGTAGAATAGTTATATCCGATATAACAAAAAATCAAAAAAATGATTATGAATACAATTAATATTTACATAATATAAATATAAATCAACATGGATAATTCACAAATAAAGGATGAGATGAAAAAATTAAAATTAAAAATAATCGGTAAGGAAAATTATTATTTACATCAAATAAATAACTTTGAAAAATTATCAAAAGAACAATTGGAAGAAATAAACGATATGGCACCAAATGTAAGATTACAAATATTGAAAACATTTAACAAAAATCTGAATGAACTTGCGATAGTATTAGAAAAATAATGAGTTTACACCTTTGAACAATATTTTTAGCAAACATAAATGTCCAAAGGTGTAAAATAAACTATGCCGAGCACATGTCACATATTTCGTCTTCTTCTTCGGTGTCATTTGTCTCTTTTTTTTCTGGTTCCAGTGTGAATTGTTGCGCTTGATGCTTAGCCTTGCGTCGTAAATAATACATGCCGGTTTTCAATCCACTTTTCCAAGCATAGAAATGCATGGAGGTTAGATTGTTATAATTAGGTTCCTCCAACCATAAGTTCAAACTCTGACTTTGACAAATAAATGCTCCACGATCCGAAGCCATATCAATCAAATGCTTCATAGGCATTTCCCATACAATTTTGTATTTCTCGCGAATATGCTCAGGAAGCATGTCTAATTGTTGAATACTTCCCTTGTTTTCGATAATGTTATTCTTTACCTTGTCGTTCCATAACCCTAAATCGATCAGTTCTCGCATCAAGTACTTATTAGCTACTACAAACTCACCAGCCATTGTTCTTCGCGAATACATATTACTAGTCAAAGGTTCAAAACACTCATTATATCCTAATATTTGAGATGTACTAGCAGTAGGCATAGGTGCCACCAACAACGAGTTTCTCAGTCCATATGTGACAATATTACTTTTTAAATGACCCCAATTATAACGATTACTCGGTGAAACACCCCACATATCAAACTGGAGAATGCCTTCAGAAGCAGGAGAACCTTCGAATGAGCTATAAGCTCCACAATATTGTTTCGATAAGTTCGGTTTTTCATATTCGTTCAATAAATCAATCTCTTCAAATACATTCCTATTTTTCTCGGATTGGGACATTACAATTTGTCTATACCGTTCTTCCGCAATGGCACAACTTTGTTCCAAAGAAGCATGGTAAATAGTTTCAAAAACCATTTTGTTTATTTTCTTCGCTTCTTCACTATGAAATGCGATATCCATAAGAATAAACGTATCAGCCAGTCCTTGAACCCCAATCCCAACGGGGCGATGACGCATATTACTTCGTTCCGTCTTTTCAGTAGGATAGAAATTAATATCAATCACCTTGTTCAGATTGCGAGTTACCACTTTCGTGACTTCATGTAATTTATCATAATCAAACTCTTTAGATTCACTCTTTACAAAAGCAGGCAACGCAATACTAGCCAGATTACATACTGCGGTTTCCTTCTCATCTGAATATTCAACAATTTCACAGCACAAGTTACTGCTTTTAATAGTCCCTAAGTTTTTCTGATTGGATTTTTTGTTACACGCATCTTTGTATAATAAATAAGGGGTACCTGTCTCCATCTGCGCATCTAATATTTTGAACCATAACTCACGAGCATTCACTTGTTTTCTTTCTTTACCCTCTTCTTCGTATTTTTTATATAGTGTATCAAAATCATTACCATATACATCTGATAAACCAGGACATTCGTCTGGACAAAACAACGACCACGTGGCATTTTCCTTGACACGTTCCATAAATAAATCACATATCCATAAACCGTAAAATAAATCACGCGCACGCATTTCCTCGTCGCCGTGATTTTTCTTCAATTCCAAAAAGTTTTCAATATCAGAATGCCATGGTTCCAGATAGATGGCAAACGAACCGTTGCGCTTCCCTCCTTGATTAATAAAGCGAGCGGTATCATTGAAAACACGCAACATGGGGACGATACCAGTAGACTTTCCATTGGTACCTTTTATAATGGAGTCGCACCCGCGTATATTATGAATATGTAATCCAATTCCACCTGCCCATTTCGATATACTGGCACAATCCTTCAAGGTATTAAATATACCTTCTAAACTATCATCTTCCATAGCAATTAAGTAACATGAACTCAATTGTTGGCGAGCTGTTCCCGCATTGAATAATGTAGGGGTCGCATGAGTGAAATATTTTAGAGACATTAAATCATATGTTTCCTTGATAGCATGTAAGTCATCACCATGTAAGGAAACCGCGACACGCATCCACATATGCTGAGGACGTTCCAATACAATCCCATTACTTTTGAACAAATAAGCACGTTCTAATGTTTTAAATCCAAAATAATCAATCAAATAATCACGATTATAATCAATCATATTATCAATTTCTTCCGCATTTTTTTTAACATGAATCATTAAATCATGCGAACATAAAGGTTCATGTTTGGTGTTATTTGTGTTATTATATAAATCAATGACAACTTGAGAAAATGTATTTTTTGTATTTTTATGGTGATTGCTTACTACTACTCGTCCCGCCAAAATATTATAATCAGGATGATGTGATGACATTACAGCGCATTGTTCTGCCGTAAGTTCGTCTATTTTTGTAGTGGATATGGTGTCGTATAACTGGTCAATCACTTTCATTACAAGAGCCGAATAATTGATTTTGATATTTACTTCCATTCCTAATTTTTTTACTCTTTGTAGAATTTTATCAAATGATATTGGCATTAAATCGCCACACCTTTTTGTTACACGCATTTCATTGTCCATACTAGTACTGGTATCCATATTGATATACTATACTATAATACATACATTTTAAACTTTATTTTAATTAATAATTATCAACATATAATATAATGGAAAGAGAAATCGTTGTGTATAGTTTAGTATTCTTATTTGTAGCGATATTTATTTTTGGTCCAATCCGTACAAAAGCTATTGAAGGTTTTTCGCATTACAACTTACAGACTCCAGGAATCTTACCTGAAAGTGAAACGTTGCCTATTATGTCAAATATGTATCCCTATTCTGGAAAGAAACATGTGGGAAACGAGACATCCTCAACATTATGGAAGGATTATCCTATTACAGAAATGAGTTCTTATAAACAAATAACAAACAATTTTAGATATAATAAATCCCCAGACGAAGGAACATGTACACCTGCGGATATGTGTAATGTCTTATATGACGATATCAAGACACCTTCGAATGTTGTGTCTGCTCTGCCACCCGCTGATGAAGCAAACATAAACCAAACTCGAGTAAATTACTATGTATCCAATAGTCCTTCTTTGGATATGTAAAATAATGGAGAGCTCGTTCCGTGTAAAAATACCATTTTGTCATATTATTATATATTTTAATAATAATATGAAAAGTTTGTATAACTAAGGGGTATTAGAGGCAAGACGATACGTAATATCATTATTATCATCAATAATAGAGTTTGAACGAAGAGGACGAATCACCTCTGGTGTGATTTGCGCTTCTTGAACTGTAGGAGTATTTATTTTAATATCCATTGAAGCCTTCTCAGATACAGATATCACAGATGGTTCAATATTCTCATTCCCTACAATTACTTTTCCAGTTTCCTTATCAATCATCATATTACACATCTCGGTGTCTTGTGTCGATATTGTATCGGTACCTGTTTTTTTTACTCGTTTATTAGGTTTTCTATGGTCACACCCAGAAACACGTTCTTCAAGAATAGTTTTCCAAGTTGCCTCTAATTGCGAAACATTATCTTGAAACCATTTTTCATTACGTAATACTAGAACACAACTGACTTCATCTAATCTCCAGTAAAGATTTTTTATCCACGTACAACCTTGTTTTTCTTTTTCATCCATATGAGTTTCTTCCCATTGTTCAATCATATCTTTGTCCATATCAATTGGTTTATATTCATATAGTGCTCGTCCATGTTCATCAGAAAAATACATGATCATACCTTTTAGGTCACCATCATTCGTTGTCAAATAAGACTCTCCGTCATCCATAAAAGCTTTTTCATCATCATATTCTTTAAAACGTGTTTCGAGAAAATCGCATTCATCTAAATCACAATTCTCCATTTGTAGTTGCATTTGGATCCAATATTCCTTTTTAGGTCTTCCATCAATCTCTCTGTTCACTATATTTTTTATTTCTATCATTCGGCCATAACAAGGTGATGATGGGTCATCTAGAATCCCATCAGGAGACGCCCCAAGAAAGGTATATGTCTTGTGTGGAATACATCCATATTCACCAATTGTAGACTTGTAAATATATTCATAATACATTACAGATACAGGTTCATATTTTTGCCCCCAATGCATAGGAGTGTTGACATTTGTTGAACCTATCTTATCGCTCACAACAGGTTCAATACATTTTTCATAAATAAGTTGATTTTGTCCGCTAGAAGACTCAAACGCTTTATATGCGTTACTAGCAGTAATCAAGTTGAATCTGGTTTTGTACCATTCTTTCGTTCTTTGAGCCGCTTGAGGGATACTTTTTAGATATTCCAATTGAGCTGTAAGGACTGTTTTATCTTTTTGATAAACAGGTTTATTATAAGTTCCGGATAATGAACGCCTTGGAATATGATTTGAATAAAATAAATCCGTTGAGATAGAAACAAGTGCATTTAATTCGTCATGTAATAGTTCTTCGTAATAAATAGGTTGTTCGAAAGGCGAGTATTGTTCGCATTGAATCAGGATTAATTCAAAAATCGTATCTATCATATCTTCATGGAATGTAGGTAGTGATATTGCCCGGGGATTGTCATTGATATATTCATACATCATCTCAAGAGAACTTTCAATAATGTCGGATTGTTCTTTTTCTGAAAACAGCGCGATATGTTCATTTGCGATGTCATCTCCATTGTATGTATCAGAATCATCCGATTCTTCGAAAATACTTTCTATGATATCTTCCAAATCGTCTAAATCATTAAAATACTGTAGATGGTTCATCATATAATTATATATATATATGATGATAAGATGTGTTTAAGGTGTAATATTATTTATTTATCATGGTTGTTCCAAAGAGGTTTTTACTAAGTCATCGTCCAGATTCATATTACTGTTGTTTCTTTGAGGTAAATTTTTTAATGTAGATACTCGTTTATCAGTATTTTTCAATGTATATTTCTTGGTCGTTTTCGAATAAAATAATCCAGGTATATCCTTTATTTTACCAGTATCTTTATCGTAAGAAATGTCTTTAACACGATGAATACGTTTTTTATTAATACATTCCTTTAAAAAGTCTGATATTTTTTTTGATTCAGTGTTATCCAGCTTATTATTTTCGGCGTAATCTTGAGCATATTCGATAATCTTTTGCATTTTCATAGTTTTATCCAATTTTGTCCACAGGTCTTTCTGATTTGTATTCATGTCATTTTGTAAAAACGTATCTAATTTATTAATGTCACTTGTAGCAGTAGTCTGTTCATCTTTTATTTGTCCACCATTCATTAACATGGTCTTGTATTTTAGATTTTTTAGCTCTTGACAAGTTTCCTCTTTTTTAGTAGTTTCCATCTATATTTATATATAACTTTAAGTTTAATTCCCTTTTTATATAATATATACTTTATCTTATGGACTCGCCAGATAATACAAATAATCCAAATAATACAAAGAAAACAATCAATATACAAGGAACTGGAACACGATATATGATGAACAAGGTAACCATGACAAAGAAGGTCAACGTTGAAAAAAAACTTATAAATGAATTAAATATTGACAATACATATTTGTACTCCGAACATCAATTATCCATATTAATAGAACATTCCAAAAATGAAACAAAGCTAGAAGATAACATACAGTCACAAACTTCATATGATGACGACCATACCGTAGAGAGAAAAAGAATATATGACATTTTACTTAATGAAGTTTCGAAAAAACTAGGCAGTTATAAACAACAAGATAAAGTAAAAAAGGTCTATGATGAAGACAAAAATATTGACTTAATGTCAATGATTGCGTTATTATGTGAAAAAAAACTAACATGTTATTATTGCGAAGAATCATGTTGTGTCTTATATAAAATCCAGAGAGAATCAAAACAATGGACGTTAGACCGTATTGACAATGATATTGGACATTATAAAGAAAATGTGGTGGTATCTTGTTTAGAATGCAATTTGAAAAAAAGACGTCGCACTAAAGAAGACTTTTTGTTTACAAAACAATTGCGTATTGCGAAATTACAGGGAGAAAAATGAATTACTTAGTAATTCATTCATCAATCATAGGGTTTTCTACGCAAATGTCTATACACCCATTCCCTTGAACATATCAGTTAAACTATCAAGATCTTTTTTCAAGCGAGTTTTTACTTTTCTATCCAACGATTTTTTTTCTCTTTCTTCTTTGTAATGACTTCCTTTTACGGATGGTTTTGAAACTCGCGAGGATTTCCTTGTAGGAGCCTGATGTTCCTTTGTGGGAACACCACCGCGAACACCTCTTCGCTTTGTAGCTCTATGACTTTTACGTCTTCTATGTATATGACTTTTTCTACGGGTAGGCATATTTATATATTATACAAACAAAATATAATATCTAAATATTTATTTATTTGAATATTCTAAATGGGAACGGTGTATTACTTACCGATTTTATCAAAATAAGCGTTTAGTGCGGATACTGTGCGGTCACCCTCGTAATCTACGAAACCTCCTTCTTGGTCAACTACAATCACCGTGGGAAAAGACTTTACATTGTATTTTTCCAATTCACCTGATTTCGCATCAATATTCTCAACCTTGCTCATCTTAACAGGACCCTTGTATTGAGCAACAAACTCGGTCCATACAGGACTGAACTCTTTACAGTATTTACAGTTTTCCATGTAAAAATAAGTGGCTGATGTGGGATTGCTAAAATATTCACGACGAGGGCCGATCTTAAAAAACATGGAAAAAATCAACATTGCTAATACCATCACAAGCACTATCATTAGTAGGTCGCGCACAGGTTTACTCTTCATCATTTTACAAGCCTTGTTTAATAGTCGGAACATAGGAACGATATATTATATATTTACTATAGATAAAATATATAATTAGAATTAGAAAATGTTCTTACATCAAAAAACGAGTGAAATAGGTTGTCAATGTGAACAAAATACCACCCCACAATGAGTCAATTACAACGGCAGTCATATTCCATTTAGTAATAATGGCATAATTAGTGGTCTCATAAACGCCATAAATAAGGAATCCCAATAAAAACGCATCAAGTAGTGATTTTCTGGGGCCTAATATGAAATAATTTATGCCTAAAATAAGAAGAAAATAACATAATATGGCCCCTAGCATTTTGAACTGGAAAGGAGAACTTTGTATTTTCGATATCATATTTCGAAAGAACCCCCCGACAGTCGAGAGATAGATAGAGTCGAGTAGAAGCATCACAATTCCAGAAAGGACAATTTCTTTCATTCTCATATTTTCGAACATGATAGAAAGTAAAATATTTGTATTATATTAAGATAATAAGTATTCACTCTATATTTTTAAGATATTCATATGTGTATAGAATGACAGATTATCTTAAAAGTCAAATTATAACGTATATGGGAAATAAACGGAAACTTTTAGATAAAATCAGTGGTGTAGTTGATGATGTCTCTCATAAACTCGGAAAAACACACATATCAGTAGGAGACGGATTCTCCGGGTCAGGAATTGTATCTAGGTTACTTAAAACCAAAACAACTACGCTCTATACGAATGACATCGCCGGATATTCCAAAACGTTGAACGAATGCTTTCTCTCTACTCCTTCTACTCAAGAACTGAAAAAGGTATGTGTTTATATTGATAAGACAAACGAGATAGGTGAGAAAGCATGTTTTTATGGATTGAACGAGGTAAGTTCTGACCCGTGGGTTTCTAAATATTGGGCGCCTCAAAAAGATGAAGACATAAAAGAAACTGACCGTGTGTATTTTACCCGTAAAAATGCTATAAAAATAGATGCGATGCGAGATTACATAGAAACAATACCGACAAAATATAGGTCATATGTATTAGCATTATTGCTCGTAGAAACATCTATACACAATAACACAAATGGACAATTTGCCGCTTTCTATAAAAACGGAGATGTGGGTGCATTCGGTGGAAAAAATGGGGTGGACGTAAGACGAATTACAAAAGATATTCATTTGCCTTATCCTATTTTATGTGATAATCCGTGTGATGTTCATATCTCTCAACAAGATACCAACGAATGGGTAAAAAACATACCGGAACTGGATTTAGTTTATTATGATCCTCCTTATAACAAGCATCCTTACAATATTTATTATTTTTTGCTGGATATAGTGAATGACTGGGACAAAACTATAGAAGTTCCGGATACATACCGAGGACAACCAAAAAATTGGACAAGGTCTAAATATAATAGTTCAAAAGATGCTAAGGATGCCTTTAAAGACTTGATGGATAATACTCGGTCCAAATATGTGTTGATTTCTTATAATAGCACGGGTATAATTAATATCGATGATTTGATGGCATTATTAGAATTGTATGGTGATGTGAAAAAAATCGTTTTAGAACATAAAACGTATAATAAGTTGAAAGGTATTGGGAATTATAAAAGGGAAAAGGATGATGTAGAAGTAAAAGAGTTTTTATTGCTAGTAGAAATGAAACAAAAGAAACAAGTAACAAATAAGTTCTAATTAGAAATTAAATATATATATGGATTGTATATTAACCCATGGAAAATCAGTTTCAAAAACAATACGAAGAGAGAAAATGGTCGACGGGTGAAAGTTATAAGAGATCGCCGCGAACAAGAAAAATCTACGCGGAGTTAGATGAAGAAGATAGAAAGAATATTGCGTCGGCCGCACAGCAACAATCGTTATTATCAGAGGATGATTGGTCAAATAACCAGTCGTCCTCTTGTTTGTTGATTAATAATGAAATATCAACAGATTCAAACAAACGCGAAGACTCATATGATAGGATGGCGCAGCGTGAAATGATGGGTCAATGTGGATTAAGTCCATTTTCGACAAATACTTTTTCTCAAGACATGAATGCCCAGGAAGATTTTTTGAAACCCAAAAATACGAACCTGGACAATTAAAGTTTTTGGAAACAAAAAATATTAAAAATTGACGAGGTATATAAAATACATGATATTGACAAGAATACTATACTATTATCAAAATATTACAATGTCGACAAACACAACACCCGAAATCGAGTGTTGCGTTTGTTATGAACCTATACAAACAACGAATGTAAGCACTACTCCTTGTGGACATACGTTTTGTTTCCAATGTATTTTACGATGTCTGGATGTAAACAATACATGCCCTTATTGTAGGACAGTGTTGCGTGAAGAAAAAGATATTATATCTACTGATGATGATGATGACGACGATTATGATGATGAAACAGAAGACGACCGGGATGATGAAAGGATAGAAAGGGAAACATCATTTCGGTCCAGTTGGTCCATGAGGGTAGACCAATTAGATAGACAGCGCGAACAATATAAATATGAACATGACGTAAAAACAGGTTACAACGAAATGATTTGGGATAAGACCTCTAACCCGGTTAATGGTCTTATCAGGGTCGAGGAAGAAGAAACGATGATAAAGGAACTAGGCATATCATTCAAAGAGTATATTGCCCTGAATAACGGGAGATACGATGAATCTATGGATTATGTGGCACTAGAGAACAAACGTAAGAAATACAATCTTGAATGTGATAGGAGAGGAAACGAGAGAAAGAAAGAATACGACGAACGACATTCATTTATGGAAGAAGATGTCAGACGACATAATCGTCAAGATGGCAGACGACATAATCGTATCGCGGTCTCGAATATTCCAATTCATATTGTTCGCATGGGAGATATTCCAATTCCTATTGTTCGCATCGGAGAAAGCCGTCGCCTGAATAGCCCCTCAATTTTGAGCAGACTCGGACAATCAGTGTAAACTTATGTAATGTATAAGTCTGTATAAATTAAAAAATTAAAAACAAAATAAAAAAACTAAAAAAAATAAGCACTCTTGTTTTTTTTGCTTTGGTATACACAAAAGCGTTATATTGGTATTACTAAACAATAATTTATTATTATAATACAAATCTCATTATAAATTATTTCAATATCTAAAAAATAATTATTGAAATATGGTATATGGTAAGGTGGGTATTTGTTTACTTGTGTTGGATAACCACCACCTTTTTTTTCTTGCTGGCTTCCATAAAAGCCATGAATCCGAAGATGCCTCCAATAATGAGAAGGAAAGGAATAAGAACAAGGATCCAAGAAATAGTAGAATGTCCTTTACGACATAGGTAGTTCAATAGATAAGTCCATAGGATAATCCATAAACCTTTCATAATGAAAGCCCCAAGGTTTAGTTTGTAAAAGGCGCCAATTATTAAGGAAATGATGGCAAGTATTAAGTAAATATGTGCGGGTGTACAAAGTGTGTTCATTATAATATATAGTAATATAATAAATCAAGTATATCTATCAAAAAAAGATTTAAATATAAAAAGAGAATGTATTCAAAAATAGTATGAACTATTCAACGCAAAACGATTTATTATTACAAACATTGCTAACATTTTATCAAAAAAATAATAATTTGGACAAGATGTTGAATATTATTACAGGCGATTCAAGGATTTCATTGCGAATTGTTGATTGGTTTGTCACTAATTATGCTAAAAAAGAATATACGTTATATTCGATTGAAGATGACTACGGAAATACACGAAGATTCAAGGTTTATGTAGACTATAAGTCAAAGTTGAAGGCATACTCAAAGAAAAGATTTGACCCATTTTGTAGATGGGACCGAATTAGTATTCCCTATAAAAACGAATCGTGTATTGAAACCACAATAGGACAATTGAATTTTTTCAAGTGGGTATTAGAAAATAAAATTGTGAAATATATTGAAGAACATTATGAAGATATTGAAAATGATATGAATAGTAGAAATAGTACCTCGAGAAAAAAAGAGCATTCACTGGATAATAATAAGACACGAAAAAAGCGAGAAGAGTTGACTGCTTCCGCTACCAAAAGCATTATTAAGGAAAAGGTAGAAATAGAGGTAACATTTGGATAAGTAACAGGTAGTATTTGGGTTTTTTAACTTAAAAATATTTTATAAATCATTATATCATTAAAATAATAATATAATGGGAAATATCCAAACGATTCATTCGGTCCAAAAGGCGAGTTTTGAAGACATACAATATTGTATTGAACATACTCATGACCATATTTTGATTAGTACCTTACCGGTATATCAACAAGAATGTTTGATATTGAAAACAATATCTGCTTCTGTAGAAGAAGACCTAATCAATAAGGTAATAAATGAAGGTCAAAATAAGAATATGAGGGTCATTATTTATGGAAGTAATTACAGCGATGAAACAATATATGATAAATATACCCAATTGAGTAAGTTAGGGTTTACAAACATATATGTTTATCCTGGAGGGGTATTTGAGTGGTTATTGTTACAAGATATTTATGGTAAGGAAGACTTTCAAACGACAAGCGACCAGTTAGATATATTGAAATACAAACCAAGTAATATAATACATGGTGGAAATAGATTATTAGAAAACGGTTGAAAAAAAATAATATGATGTATAGTCTGGTGTATTGTATTTTTTTTTCATACTCGTTTATTTTCTTGATTATTGTTTGTCACTTTCAAATATAATATCATCTATTTGGTTCATCCACGTTTCTAAAGTATCAGACTTTTCAAATATATCATTGTTTCCGTCTAATACGTGTGAGAATGTATTTTTCATTTTACTATAAATCATTTCTTCATGATGTACATCACATGTTTTCAAATATTCTAATTCAATAATACTTTCCCCATTTCTAGAACGTTTATTAATGCGTTCCAAACATTTTTCTGGAGCTGTTTTTACATATATCATTTTGTTAATAGGGTAATCCTTGGCAAAATATTCAAACCATTTATTGTAAATTTCAAAATTAACTTCTTCAATCTTATCATTTCTGTATAACATCAATGCAAATACATGTTTATCTGTATAAAGTGACCTTTCTGTAATGAAAATACTGGATTCAGGATTTTGTTCGATTGATTGTTTCATAGCCTGTAACCGAGAAATATATGCCATCATTTGGAATGAAAAGGCATATTTAGATTGATTTTTATAAAATTTTGATAAAATAGTTTGACCATCTTCATCTTTAATTGTATCCCATTCATCTACAGGTTCATTAATAAAAACGATTTGTTTGTTATTTTTATATTTGGTCCGCAATTGTTCTAACAACGTAGATTTACCTGACCCGATATTACCCTCAATGGATATAATAACTGGGGAAGTAGGGGAAGTAGGGGAAGTAGACATTTGTGAAGAAACGAAAGTGGTCATTTGTAAAGTAATAGAATAAATTAATAATAATGTAACGATTTCAATTTTTATTTATTGATCTGTCGGAATATAATACATGTATTCACTTGTCATAAAGCATTTTAATATTTACAAAATATCTATATATTACAATGTTAAATATATATAGATTGATACCACATTATTGTTATTATTAAAAAATTGAAAAAAACGGTATAGTAATATTTCATTACAATATATACATAATTCAATCATAATTATTCAAAATGGATTTAAAACAGTCGAAACTAACGAAAACAGAATGGGAATCCATCGAGAGACCTTGTTCTGAAAATGAAAAGGCAATATTTGATTTGATTATAAAGGGTTCATATGATACTCATATCAAATACAACAAAAACAAATCATTAATTTCCTATTTAAAAATACAAAAATCACTGGGTGTAGAATATTACTTGTTCAATACTTATTTTAAAGATGCTTTGAATAACCTACATATTTTGAAAGACATTGATTATAAAATTGTTCAAAACCAAACAAACACGTTGAAAAAAATGGACGTAATGAGATTAGAGAATAACAAATTAGAAAACATAAATAAAACAAATATTTACGAATATGTTTTGTTGAATATTTGGCAAAAACTTGTAAAGTATAAAGATAATGATGATGATGACTGGGTAGTAGAATATTTTAAGTTGTATAAACTCACACAAAACAGTGTGATTGATATTAATCATTACTTCCTCGAAGTATTGCATAAGTTTTTAGATAAATACAAAAAGGAAGCAGAGATTGAATATATTGTATCTTCTGCTGATGAAATATATGAAGACGACTCCGTATTACTTGATTATGAAGATATGACTCTTTATCAACATCAAAAGGAAATATTTCATCATATGAATAACCCACATTTCGAGAGCAATATGGAATTATTTGATAATAATGAATCAAACGAAGCACAACATACGCAATTATCTCCTAAATTAGTATTATACATTGCGCCTACAGGAACCGGAAAAACCTTAACTCCTCTGGGGTTAAGTGAAAAATATCGTGTGATATTTATATGTGCTGCTAGACATGTAGGTTTGGCATTGGCTAAATGTGGTATATCTGCGAATAAAAAAGTAGCCTTTGCATTTGGTTGTGATAGCGAAGAAGATATACGTCTTCATTATTTCGCAGCATCTGAGTACTCGATTCATAGAAGGTCAGGTGGAATTGGTAAGGTAGATAATAGTGTAGGCAACAAGGTAGAAATCATGATTTGTGATGTTAAATCTTATTTGTGTGCAATGTATTACATGAAAAAGTTCAATCCAGTGGAAAACTTATTAGTATATTGGGATGAGCCTACCATTACTATGGATTATGAAGAACATGCTATTCACGAAGATATCCACAATAATTGGAAACAAAATGAAGTTCCTAATATTGTGTTGTCGTCAGCGACTTTACCTAAGATATATGAATTACAAGATACGATTGATAGTTTCAAGGAAAGATTTCCAAACGCAGAGGTTCATAATATAACCAGTTATGATTGTAAGAAATCCATCCCGATTATAGACAAAAACGGTTATGTTGTATTACCTCATCACATTAGTAAAGAATATGGTGATATAAAAGAAATAGTCAATCATTGTAATGAAAACTTGACATTGCTTAGATATTTTGACCTCAAGGAAATAGTGGATTTTATCATGTTTGTAGAAGAACATAATTATATACCCAAACAGTATCTGGTTGAGAACTGTTTCGAAACCTTCGACGATATTACTGTACAAAATATTAAAATACACTACTTGCGTATCTTAGGTAAAATACCGAATGGTTTATGGGGAGCAATTTATGTTAGTCTGAATAACAATAGACAGAAACGTATTGGTGCTCAATCAAATCCCTCTACTAGTAATAAAGCAACAGCTACATCAAGTGGGTCTGCTATGTACATAACAACAAGTGATGCTCACACATTAACAGATGGACCCAGTATATTCTTATCTGAAGATGTGGAAAAAGTAGCCAAGTTTTGTATTCAACAAGCAAATATACCCGATAAGGCTATCAATGATATCATGGAAAAGATTGCATACAATAATAAAATCAACGAACGTATTGATGTTATTGAAAAGAAGTTGGAAGTAATAGAAGAACAGAATAATACTAAAAACGCTGAGAATAATAGTGTGGATACAAAAGGGAAACGCGGTGGTAAAAAAAACACCAATAGTAAATCAGGGTCTAACAACGATTCAAAAAATCCTGGTATAAAAAAAATGAATGAAGAACTACAAACTCTACGTTCTATGATTAAAACCGCCAACTTGAATGAAACCTTTGTTCCGAATAGTAAATTACATCTTGATAAATGGGCACCAGATAACAAAGACGGAAAATCATTTACTAGTAATATCGACGAAGAGACTATTATAGATATTATGAGTTTACATGGAATTGATGATAGTTGGAAAGTATTATTATTGATGGGTATAGGTGTATTTATGAACCATAGTAATATTGCGTATACCGAAATAATGAAAAAGCTGGCAGATGAGCAAAAACTATATTTAATTATTGCTTCAAGTGATTATATTTACGGAACAAACTATCAGTTTTGTCACGGTTATCTGAGTAAAACGATGGAACTAACCCAGGAAAAAATTATTCAATCATTAGGACGTATTGGTCGTAGTAATATTCAACAAAAATATTCGATTCGCATACGAGATGATAACCAAATAAAGAAAATATTCTATAAAGAGGAAGATAAAATGGAAGTAAAAATGATGAATCGTTTGTTCAGTCGAGATAGATAGAATATATACTTGCTTATACGATAATATTTTATTAGTCTATTCTGATTCTGATTCTGATTCTACATCTATCTCCAGTTGTATGTTTAACTGTGGGTTATTTTCATCCAAATTATCATTTACCCTCGCAATAGGGTTTTTTTTATCCAAATTATCATTTACTCTCGCAATAGGTTTATTTTCATTCAAATTATCATTTACATTCGCAATATCTCGTGCTTTATTTGGAGAAAAAAAAGATTGTGGTTTCGTTATAAACCACGTAGCATCGTGTTCGATTTTTTTCTTTTCCTCTTGCTTGATTTCTCTTTGTTTGTTTTGAAAGTATTCATCAATCGTATATTGATTCACACGTCCCAGATTATCTAGATTTGTTTTTTGCTTTCTCAATACATACTTATACGGGTCCCTCCACTGATCAAAAACAAGGAATGGTAATTTAATTTTGTCAAAATAGCTTTTGACAACAGAAATGGGAGGAGCAATATTATTTTTTTGAACCCATCCCGGGTGTTCGGCGTTTCGGTCATATACATACATTTCTTCTACATCTGATAGAAGGTCATGTATTAAATTAGTATGTTCTTCAGGACGACTTTTCAGAACAAGTTTTTCATATTCACTATACTTTTCATCCAAATAACTCTTTGCGTCGACCCTTCTTCTAGAGCGTTCTATATTCAATATTTTGAATATTTCTATACTTAATTTATAATAATCTTTATGAGATGAAAGCTCTTGTTCCATTTTGTTTTGTATATTCAGAAATAACTCAATGCTAGAAATAATACCTGTAACCAGAGCAACTATACTGGTGAGAATGGATATTAGATTTTGGTCCACTAGAGATTGGAGACCTACCGAACAAAATGTATTGCCCGCACTTAGTATAATGATAGGAATACGAAATAATTTATTGATATGTTTGTAATATTGATATTTATAGTTATGATAACCACTAAATTGTGTACAATTACGTCGTAACTTGTCAAGTAATCTTTCTATATTGTCTGTCCATGATAATGTATTTTCATCTTCTTTATCAATAGTTAGACTATTGTTATTTTCACTCATATCTATATATCTATATTATTTAATATAGATATACCCGTGTGTTTCAATTATAGATAAACATTCGTTGTTCTAATTATATGGGTTCTACAAATAATACAGGTATAACTTACTTACGGAGAAGATGGAACATTCCCTTGATGAATGATACGAATATAAAATCCAATGAAGTTATTATTATCGTTATTATGTAATTCTCGATGGAAACGTTCTATAAACTTATCGGTAGAGGATACTAACGCAGGACCCTCTTCAGCAGGAATATTTTCTTCAATGTGTTGATTCATGAGAACAAGATCGAAATCTTCTCTTAATTGAAAATGTTCGCGGATGAATTGTCTGGACATAGAAAGGAAATCATTGATTGACCAAGATTCTTCAACATGAAAATATGTGCTACGTGTTGTTAACGCAATTTTGAAATAAACCCGATACATCTTATAATAATTTGATTGTAAATATATAAATATTCCTTGTATAATTTTCAATTTATTCGTTACTTCATTCAAAATAGAAAAAACGAGTTTATCGCTATAAATAAATATTATTTCAATATTTTCATACTTAGTAACTCATTATCAGATGTTATATTCCAGGAGTCTTACTTTGTTTGTTGGATAACGTCAGGCGTGGAACTAAATAACCATATCAGTTCATCATTCAACAATTGTTCATCTTTATTTATCTTTATTTGTTTGGCTTCAATATTATTTTGTTTTGTTGTAATATATTCTTTACATACTCCGCAATGGTCTTCATTCGAATACATCACTTTTAAATCCACTTTATGTTTATCAACATGGGTTCCCCATCTACCAAGTCGCAGATGAGGGCGTGGTTGTAGTCTTGACTCTGATACAGCACTACGTAGGACATTTACGATATGTGTGAGAGTGATTTTCTTTGTAACAGACATGACAATAATATGATTATGATTTATAATGTTGTAATACTACTTGTTATTATACTACGTATCAATTTTATATTTGTATCGGTTTATCTTTACATTTTTCCAACGTATAATATAAACGAGTAAAACTCATTTTTATTATATTATTTATTTATTCAAACTCCATCATAAGTAATATAGTTAAATTAATTACTGTACGCGAGGCCACCCATACCACTCATGATACGAAGAACATTGTAGTTGGTAGCGTAAACACGGACCTTGGCAGTGCGGGTTCCCTCAACTGTGGCGTTGGAAAGAACAAGCTGTAGAGTAGCATTGTCAATACGAGAGAAGTTACATGTGCCAGAAGGCTGGTGCTCCTCGGGGCGAAGGGCAAAGGAGTACACGTTGATACCGGTGTCGGGGTTACGTGTGTGGACCTGGTAGGGTTGAACCTCGTCGAAGTAAGAACCCTCACGCTCAGAGAAGCGGTCTTGGCCGTTAAGTTGAAGCTTGGCGACAACAACGGGATTCTGACCCCAACAATGCATGTCAAGAGATGTCTCTGTAAGAACGAATGTTCCGGCATCAGAGACAGAGGAGTTCGCGTTGTGGTTAGTGTTGGGAGAACCGTTGAACTGGTTGATGTTGGAAAGACCGATAGAAGCTAGGGCAGCAGCTTGATCTTGGTTAGGGTTCAACGCAACCTGGGGACCACCGAAATTGGTCTCGTTGTATGCGTTGTCGTAAGCACCACCGTGCCAGTAGCCGGTGAAACCCTCGGCAGCATCGGCATCAAGAGCACCGGCGTCCTGGAATAGACCACGGGCATCAATGAAGGCGTTCTGGCCAGCAGTGGCGTCGGGGCCACCGAAGGCATGGACGGCGTTGGGAAGAGCATCAACGGCATCAGTGTAGTTAAAAGGCTGGGCACCAAGAAGCTTGAAAAGAGTGGCATCACATAGAAGAGATGAACAGTAGTCAACGTTGGCATCAGGCTGAACAACCCAGATTAGCTCCTTAACGGGGTGGTTAAAGTTAAGCTTGATCTTGTTGGAAGAAGAACCAACAGACTCGTCACCAGTGAATTGAAGCTGGGTGATCAAGTACTCGTGGGGGTTCTGGGCGAATCTACGACGCTCATCAGTGTCAAGGAAGACGTAATCAACGTATAGAGAGGCGGCAACCAAAGACTGGTTATAGGCAATGGTGGCAGTAACGGGTGTACCAACGTTGTATTGGTTGGCAGCAGCGTTGGGCTGGGCTCCGGTGTTGCAACTTAGACTGGTAACAGCCCATAGACACTCATCAATGGGGCGAAGATCAAGGTTGATCTTGACCTCGTGGTATTGAAGAGCAATCAAGGGAAGAGCAAGTCCGGGGTTGGTACAAAACCAGAACTGAAGGGGAATGTATAGAGTTGTCTCGGGAAGGGCGTTACGGGGGGCACATACCTGACGAGGAGCATCAGAGTCACAGGGACCATCAACATCGGCGAAAGAGGGGTCGGTGATGAAGGTAAGCTGAGTGGTATTACCAATCATCTTGAAGTAACCACGTTGTTGCTCAGCAGTCATAGTAAGTTGGTTCCAGATGTGCATCCAGTCACCATATTGACGGTCAATGCGTTGACCACCAATCTCGACCTCAACCTGGGCAATGATTTGCTCACCAGGGAAATCTAACCAACGGGCATAAACAGAGTTTTGACCGGAGCTAACGCTGGCACTGTTACCCATAAGCTGGTTGACCTCGGGAAGAGTAACCTGAAGATAGGTACGGTATGCAAGATCACCATTACGACTGATAGTACATGTTACACGACGACCGAAATCGGCTTGGCCGTTGAAGGTCTGCTCAATAGACTCAATGGCGAAGTTTGTATAACGACGGTAAGTGACTTTCCAGAATGTAATCTGGGGATTTCCTGTAAGATAGACATCTTGGGCGCCGTAGGCGACGAGTTGCATTAGACCACCTCCCATTGTATATTATACTATCTCTAAAGAAAAAAAAAATGGATTTTAATTTAATTAATTATTTAATTAAATAAAACAATAAAACGATTTTGACACGTCATGATTCTAGTTTATTAATATCAAAGTTATCGTGTAAGAATGATGCTAAATATGAATCTAAAAATATCTCCTTTTTTCCTTCATGGTTTTTACTAAAGGTATAGGAGTCCTTGTTTTTTTTAACACACCATCCATCATTGATGGCATTATAAACGAATATCATTTTTCTAAACTGAATACTATCCATTTTGATTTTACTATTATTTTGTAGATATATATTCATGTTCATAATTATGTTATCTATGTTTTCTTTATTATATCATTTCGAGAAAACTTTTTTCTATTTCAAACTTGAATCATATAATGAAAAGGTATGAAAGAGTATGATAAGTATTTTATTTCGCTGATGATTTCGTTAAATCATATAGGTACATAACTGACAGCAATATGATACGTCCAATAACCAGTCCTATCAAATCAAGTGTAATTGTGGATGTAATTGTAATGCCATAAATAGTCTCTAAAATACTTTTAATGAAGTACGATAATATTAACCCAATAGTTCCTGTATATGCCGCGATAAATCCTACATCTAATAAGTGATTCGGTATAAATAATTCTATATAGTTTGATAAATAATCATCTCCTACAATAAATAAACCACCAGAGATAAAACTAAAACAGGTGAAATATACAAGAGGGAATATCACGTTTAATACTGTTTTGGACTTTATTGTCAAGATGTTGTATGGAGCCCGTTTTGCGAGTATCCCAAAAATTACTACAATGGAAATAATAATTCCGTTAAACCATATGAAGTTTTTGCGATTGGTTTCTGTGCTTTTTGTTTCTGTGCTTTTTGTTTTAGAAGACATATAATATAAGAAACGAAAATAGTTAGTTATAATTTGTATGAAATATAAGATGTATAATATGTATTTGTTCAATCAAACAATCATTTTCCTATTATTTTTGTTTAAATAGAACACCTAAACTATACAAATAAATGCCCTCTTTTAAACAAAAACCCACAAAAAAAATATTGGTGAATCAAAAAAGTTTGTCTACATTGGATGGAAAGCATCATGAAATGATTTCCGAGTTTAATAAGGAAGAAACAACCGATATTCCTAAATTAAAATCGGAAATACGAAAGTTCAGACACAAGCTAACAACCACGAAAAAACTAACTATAGAAGAGAAAATGGAATTACAAGATAAAATATTAGAAAATGTTGAACATATAAAAAACATAAACAAGAAAAAAAAACAATATTTATTGGACAACTCGAAATATGTATTTGAATACTTTGAGAACAAGAAAAATGTTTCTAATGGAGAAGAACACACGCAGAAAAATAACAAACTAGATACATTTTTCAAAATAACGGATAATACACATCAGGAAGCAATTGTAAACGAGAATATATTTCAAAAATATTTAAGCAATATTGATAATACGTATTTAGACATAACCAAAATAACGGTTAACTGTGAAACATGTAAAGCATGTTATAAAGGTGAAATGATACCCATAGTAGACGAAGGAGTGTTGATGTGTAATATTTGTTATGTAAATATTCCCTACTTGATAGAGAATGAAAAACCTTCGTACAAAGAGCCCCCGAAAGAAGTTTGTTTTTATGCTTACAAGAAAATCAATCATTTCAAGGAAATATTAGCGCAATTTCAAGGAAAAGAAACGACCCAAATACCGGTAGAAGTCATTGAAGGGTTGAAACAACAAATAAAGAAGGAGCGTATTGAATACAGTGATTTAACCTATTACAAACTCAAAGATTTATTGAAAAAACTGGGATATAACAAATATTATGAACATATCAACTTTATTAAAGATAAAATGGGTATATCACCTCCAATTTTTAGTCAAGAATTGGAGGAGATACTATGTAATTTTTTTATGGAAATACAATATCCTTATGCTAAACACTGTCCAGATTATCGAGTTAATTTTTTACACTATTATTATGTATTATATAAATTGTTGGAATTATTAGATGAGAGCCAATATATAATGGAAATACCTATGTTAAAAGATCGCGAAAAATTATTGGAACAGGACAACATATGGAAACATATCTGTAAAGACCTGGATTGGGAGTTTATAGATACAATTTAATACAAACGCATTTTATGTGTAAATAGGTGTTGTAATTGTGTGTGTATGACCATGCTCATGACCATCAACATGTTTAGTTTCACTGATTTTGATAAAAATCATTGTTCCATAGAAAAATGTGAAAATAAGACCAAGAACTAGCAATCCTTTGTCTTTAATTAATTTACCATATATACACCATAAAATATTGGAAATTATTCCTAGAATGAGAAATAACATAGAGACATGAGGTCCTACATACCATTCATTAACTACCACATATAATTGTGGAACAATAGATAATCCACCCAATATATTTGCTATCCATGGAATATACGTTTTCATTATTTATAATATAGTAATATTTTTTACAAAAAATATACAATATATCGTATTACATTAATAAATGATATGTAATATGATAACTATAACTATTTAGATAATTATTTAATTAAAAGCCTCCAGGAAACCTGACCATGTTGGCACCGATACCGAATCCAGCACCAGAACGGGTGGTAACTGCGATGCTAGGCACGTACATATCAAGAATGCTAAATGTGGCAGCGGCAGTTAGGGCAATAAAAAGAATCTCTTCCATGTTCATAGAACGCTTGGGGATAGCATAGGCTGCAATCGCGACCATTATACCTTCTACTAGGTATTTGATAACTCTTTTGACAATTTCGGCTACGTCAAACATATTATTATATATATATTAAAAAAGAAAA